GAAACTCCAAACTCTAAAAAATGATTTTCAAAAAGAAAAGGATGAACTTTTAGAGCAACTCGCAAATCTCACGGATAGCAATGGCAGCACCAAACAGTAGAGGACAACTTATCAACTTCGGTTTGCGTAAACTGGGTTATCCTGTTTTGGAAATAAACCTTGATACCGACCAAATACATGATGCTCTTGATGATACGATTCAAATGTATCAGGAACGTCATTATAATGGTATTGAGAGAATGTATTTAAAATACAAAATTACTCAAGATGATTTAGATAGAGGTAGAGCAAAGGGAACAGATGGAGTTGGAATAGTTACAACAACTGGTATATCTACATCAAACGTTACAGTTCAAAGTAATTTTTATGAAACTTCTAACTTTATTTCAGTTCCAGAGCACGTAACAGGTATTCATAAAGTTTTTAAATTTGACACAAGTTCCATCTCAGGTGGAATGTTTAGTATTAAATATCAGTTATTTTTAAATGACTTATACTATTTTAATTCAGTCGAATTATTGCAGTATGCAATGACTAAATCATATCTTGAAGATATTGATTTCTTACTTACAACGGAGAAACAAGTTAGATTTAACCAAAGACAAGATAGGTTATACTTAGATATAGATTGGGGAGCACAATCAGTAGATACTTTCATAGTAATTGATTGTTTGAGAGCATTAGATCCAGAAGAATATAGACAAGTTTATAATGACCCATTTGTAAAGAGATACTTCGTTGCATTGATGAAAAAACAATGGGGTATGAATCTTATTAAATTTAGAGGAACTAAATTACCAGGTGGTATAGAACTTAATGGAAGAGAAATATATGATGATGGTGTTAGAGAATTAGAAGCCTTAGAACAAAAAATGGCACAAACTTATGAGTTACCACCTCTTGATTTTATTGGGTGATGAATAATGGCATTAAATCCACATTTTTTACAAGGGTCTAGAGGTGAGCAAAGATTAGTACAAAGTCTAATCAATGAGCACCTTAAAATTTATGGCACTGAAGTTACATTCATACCAAGAAAATTTGTAAATCAATCTACAATTATAGAGGAAGTACAGGCATCAAAGTTTGACGATAACTTTTTAATTGAAGCATATGTAGAAAACTATGATGGATATGCGGGTGCTGGTGACGTGTTGACAAAGTTTGGTATGAGTTTGAGAGATGAAGTAACTCTTACAATATCAAAAGAAAGATTTGAAGAATTTATAGCACCATTTATGGAAGCGGATGATGATATTGAATTATCATCTCGTCCTCGTGAAGGTGATTTGGTTTTTTTCCCACTTGGACAGAGATTATTTGAGATAAAGTTTGTAGAGCATGAAGAACCTTTTTACCAATTAGGAAGCACATATATCTATAAACTTAAGTGTGAACTCTTTGAATACGAAGATGAGGTTATTGATACTGATATTCCAGCAATAGACACACAAGTTGAGGATGTTGGTTATATTGCTGATTTACAATTAGTTGCAGTTGGAAGAACTGCGACTGCACAACCAATTATTAACACAGGATATATTGATGAGATATTTTTAAACAATGATGGTTCAGGATTCTCAAGTGCACCTCTAGTATCCATTAGCACGTCTCCTAGTGGTCTAAGTGGGTCAACTGCTACTGCTGTTGCGTTTACAACCTCTAGAGCGAATATAACATCAGTAGAGAAGATATTAATTACTAACGCTGGATTTGGATATACGGAAGCACCAACTATCACATTTACAGGTGGTGGTGGAACAGGAGTAGCAGCAACTTGCTCTATTAAAACATCAGGAAAAGGTGTTATTAGATATGTGGTGTCTGATGCAGGTATAGGATTTGGTACAGCACCAACAGTTACTATTTCTGGAGGTGGTGGAACAGGAGCAGTTGGTCTTGCGTCTATTGGTATAAATGACACACAAGGATTTAACGAAGTTAAAAATATCTTTGTCACTAATCCTGGTCAAAATTATACTTCTGAACCAACAGTTACAATATCAAATCCAGAAACACTTGTTGGACTTACTACATACTTCTTTAATGAAGTTGTTCAGGGAATGCGTTCAGGTACACAGGCAAGAGTTAAAAACTGGGATAGAGATACTGGTATTCTCAAAGTTAGCAATGTTGGAATTGGAACCACTACTACAGGATTCTTTCCAGGTGAAATTGTTAAAGGACTTGAATCTCAAGCAGCATACTCAGTTTCTGTGTTCGATGATGATACCACAGATAAATATAATGAAGGCGATATATTTGAGTCAGAAGCAGACTTAATAATAGATTTCTCTGAGTCAAATCCATTTGGTACATTTTAATGTTAGGAAATTATTTTTATCACGAAATTGTAAGGAAAACAGTTATTGCGTTTGGCACACTGTTTAATGATATTCATGTGCGACATGATGATGGTGCAGGAAATGTTATTTCAGATATTAAAGTACCAATCGCATATGGTCCTAGACAAAAGTTTTTAGCAAGAATTACACAACAAGCAGAATTAAATAAGGCAACTCAAATTACATTACCTAGAATGTCTTTTGAAATTACAAACATATCATATGACTCTACAAGAAAAGCAGGTATAACACAAACATTCAAAGCAAAAGATTTGAATAATGATAAGATGAAAAAGGTCTTTATGCCTGTACCTTATAATCTAGGTTTTGATTTAAATATTTTAGTAAAATTACAAGATGATGGTTTACAAATACTTGAGCAGATACTACCTTTCTTTCAACCAGGTTTTAATATATCAATCGATTTAGTCAAATCAATCGGAGAGAAAAGAGATATACCAATGGTGCTTACAAACATAGCACAACAAGATGATTATGAGGGAGATTTTGCAACAAGAAGAGCATTAATTTACACTTTATCATTTACAGCAAAAACATTTTTCTTCAATCATATTGCAGATACACCAGAAGGACTTATCAAAAAAGTTCAGGTGGACTTTTACGAAGATTCAAAACCAAGAACAGCAAAACGTGTTCAAAGATATACAGTTGTTCCAAAGGCAAAGCAAGATTATAACGATGATGATGTTATAGATACTGCAGATGACTTATTAATAGAACCAGGTGATGATTTTGGGTTTACAGAAACAAGCACTTTCTTTGGTGATGGAAAAGAGTATGCACCAAATAGAGGAGTAGACATCTAATGGCAAAAGGTTACGATTCATTAAATGATACTTTCAACACTGATGGTAGTGTTGAAGTTGATGCTATTGTCAAAGCAGATGAAGTAACCAAAGTTGATGAAGTTAAAAAGGATTATGATTATACAAGAGGTAATTTATATTCACTTATAGAAAAAGGACAAGAAGCAATCAATGGTATTATGGAAGTTGCTGGTGAAACTGCAAGTCCAAGAGCATACGAAGTTGCTGGACAACTTATAAAATCAGTTGCAGATACTACAGACAAATTAGCAGATTTACATAAGAAAGTAAAAGATATAGAAGAGGACAATCCAAAAAAACAAAGTACTGTTACAAACAACGCACTCTTTGTTGGTTCTACGAGTGAACTTTCAAAGATGTTAAAAGACGGATTGCTAAATAATAATAGCTCTGAATAGTCTGTATAATGGCGAAGACTTCCTGTAAAAAGGGACAATACTATTGTAACACTGACAAAAAGTGTAAACCTATTCCTAGAGGGTTCACTGTCCGTGAGGATGGTTTCCTAGTAAGGGAAGGATGGTCAGCAAAGTATAAAAAGTCAATTGATTGCGATAATCCAAAAGGATTCAGTCAGAAAGCACATTGTGCAGGTAAAAAAAAGAGAGGAATAGAAGAAGAATCTAATCCTCGTATACCCCGTAAAAAAGGGCAACCTGCAAAATCTAAAAAACATTCTGATTTATACACAGATGAAGATCCTAAAGGAACTATTCATGGACTTGGTTTTAAGGATGTCGCAACAGCGAAAGCGAGTGTGGCAAAAATTAGGAAATCAGGTCGATCACATGCTCATAAAATTCAAGCAGCAATTGCTATGGAGCAAAGAGCGAGAGTGATGGGCAAAACTGCCGAAGCTGCCGTTTTTAGAAAATTTATCAACTCAATGAAAAAGAAAACCAAAGCGATGAATGAAGAGAAGCATGGCGATCATGAATATGAAATGATTCGTCGTCAGACTGATAACATTATGGTCGCTGCGAAAAAAATCAAAAAGAAAGTTGGTGAAGGAGAGGGTGAAGTTAAGGCATGGGTTCAGTCAAAAATTACAAAAGCAGCAGATTATCTTGATACTGCAGCAGACTATATGACTGATAAAGAGGAAGTTAAAGAGGGTTCACTTCATAAATGGTTTAGTGGTTCTAAATCTAAAGATGGTAAAGGTGGATGGGTTAACGTACTCACAGGTGGAACTTGTGCAAGTGATGAACCTGGTGAAGGAGTACCCAAGTGTGTATCTCGTGCTAAGTATGAAAGAATGACTCCTGCAGAAAGAAGATCTGCAGCGAGAAGAAAGAAAGCAGCAGATCCTGGTCAACAGGAAAAAACTGGTGCTGCAAAACCAACATATGTCTCAACTGACAAACCTAAAAAGAAAAAGAAAAAGAAAAAGACCATGAAAGACGAAACTGAATTTACTTCATTGCCTCTTGTACTTGAAGTTCCACAAAACGCTGGTGAGTTTAAATGTGGTTTAATGTTCCGTGAAAGTTTGGAACTAGACAGAGGTATGTTATTCATATTTGAGAATGATGATTATCATACATTCCATATGAAAAATACTTTCATTCCTCTTGACATTGCTTTTATAAAAGAAGATGGTACGATTGATAGTATTAAAGAATTAGATCCAATGAGTCCGATTCCTGTTTATCCTGATAGTGAAGTCAGATATGCAGTTGAAGTAAATCGTGGTTGGTTTGAAGCGAACGATGTAAATATTGGGGATAAATTATTAGAAGAAGAAGATTTAACAGAAGGAAAAGATAAAAAGGGTAAAGGTAGTGGAACAAAAGATGCTTGTTACTATAAAGTAAAGTCAAGATATTCAGTTTGGCCAAGTGCATATGCATCAGGTGCATTAGTTAAGTGTCGTAAAGTAGGTGCTGCAAACTGGGGTAACTCGAAGAAAGAAGAAGTTGAAGTAACTGGAGATAATTTAATTGAAAGAGGAATGGGAATTCACGCAAGACAAATTCAAAAAGATAAATTGAAGAACTCTAATGATAATTCTAAACCTAGTCGTAATATTACCAAAGCAGGAGCTAGAACCATAAACAGTCATTACAATTGGAGAGATTCATTTGATTTAGATGAAATGACTATTGCACAGAGAAATTCTATGCAAAATAAAAACAAAATGGCTGCTCAAGCTCGTGCTCAAGCAGCAGCAAAAGAAAGGATAGGTTCTGGAACTGCTAAAAATCCTGATACTACTATTGCTCAAGTAAAACAGCAGAATCAAGATTCTATGAGAGCGAACGCTGCTGCGAGAAATCAAAAATTCCAGCAAGATAAAGGAAGAGTTCCTGCACCTACACAGGGAAAACCTATGCCAAGTAATCCTCCAGGTATGCGTCAGCAAGCAGTTGGTGGACAACAACAAGCAGCACCAAAAAAACAAGGTCTATTAGGTAAAATTGGAAGTGGTATCAAAAGAGTTGCTGGAGGAGTTGCAGATGCAGCTACAGGTAATAGATTTGACTTTGATAAAAGAGGTGGACAAAGACCAGCACCACAAGCAGCAGGATCTCGTAACGTAAGAGGATCTGGTGCAAGAAATAATAGACAAATGCAGCAGCAGAGACCAGCAGCACAAGCAGCAGCAGGAGGAGCAGGACAATCAGGAGGACAAACAGCAGGACAAGCAGCAGGACAAACAGCAACTAGACCTGTTAACAATCAACAGCAACAACAAAGAAGACCGATAAGTCCTCAAATGCAAAAAAGATTAGCAGCAACACGAGTTGGAGATAATGCAGCTGCAGCAGTTAATAAAATTAAACCTCAACCTGGTCAAACAGTTACAACACAACAAACACCACGAGGAACTACAGCAACTCTTACAAGTTCAGCAGGTTCATTACAGAAAAATAAACAAAAAGCAAATAGAGTAGCAAACGCTATGAACAAGCAAGGAGCTAATGTTTCAGTTGGTAAAATTGACGATTTTTAAAAAATGACATACGCAAGAAAAACTCTATCTGAGATTAAATTAATTCGTGGTAATTTTGGTGATTTCATAAGATTTCAAGACACGAAAAAAATAAAGGAGAAGAAATATAAGACTCCTCCTTATAAAGATCTTGCTGCGTCTAACGAGATAGATGGAGAACCTCTTGATGAAAAGTGTTGGCCAGGTTATGAAAAGAAGGGTATGAAAACAATGTTTGGTAAGAGATATCCAAACTGTGTGAAAAAGAAAAAAACAAGAAAAGAAGAGTTTTCTGATTGGAGAAGCGAACTTGATGTAGATGAAGCGACCTTAACTAAGTCACAGATTAAAAAACGTGATGAAATTGCTGATGCTATCAGTGATAAAGAAATGAAAGATCGCTATGGTGATAAAAATGTCAAATATGCGATTGCTACAAATCTTGTAAAGAAAGAGGATTATTTACCTGAAGTATTAGATAAAAAAGATGTACCACATGTTAAAAAATTAATTAAGAAACTAAAAGGTAGTGCTAATGCACATGAAGTTCAAGCAAAAGAATTAGAAGTAGCATTAAACACAGAGGATACAGCAATTGAAAGTGAATTAGTAATTCAAGATTGGAATACTGATGATATTAAGTTTACAGAAATTGAAACTGTTGATATAATTAAAGCAAAACCACTTAAAGAATCTAATGATGAATTAGATGAGAAGTTTAAATTCTTGAAGCATGCTTTTGGAAAGTCAGTTATTCTTGGAACAGGTGCTGACAAATTAATGGGCAAATATCCAAGGTTATCATCAAAAGGTGTTAAAAGTCTCATTAAAAATAAATCACAATTAGCAATAAAGGGTTTTAAAGATGCAATAGAAAAAGTGAAAAATTTAAAAAAATTAGATGCTCCAACGAAGTTTCCAAGGGACAAACAAATTATTAAAATTAAAAAGGAATTAAATCCAAATGCTATTTTTCCAAACAAATCAAATGTTAAAATCAAGAACGAAATTATAAGTGATACTGGAATATCTAATAAAAATCCGATTAAGAAAAAATTCCAAAAAGATCATTACGATTGGAGAGCAGAATTAGAAACTGACTTAGATGAAGATTGGCAAAAGGTAAATCGTAAAGATAAGACAGATGGTATGAGTCAAAAAGCAGTGGATGCTTACAAGAGAGAAAATCCTGGTTCTAAATTAAAGACTGCTGTAACTGGTAAAGTAAAGAAAGGATCTAAAGCATCAAAGAGAAGAAAATCATTCTGTGCCCGTTCCGATGGACAAAGAAAGATGCACAATATTGATTGTAAGAAAACACCAAACAAGAGAATATGTAAAGCAAGACGACGCTGGAAATGCTAAATAGTCAATAAAAGTTTAGAATAATGATCACATTAATTAAAGGTACAGAAGCAGCATGTGGCACAAATGCTGC